ATGATACAAGTGTTGGGAATACCCAAACTTTAAATGCAGCTATAGAAGGGTTGTCTTTAGTCATTTTTAGTTAAGATTATACTGTTTTTAACACCTTGAACTCATATACTGACCCTTGAGGCTTTACAAAGCTGATAGTCAATGAGTTAGGAATAATTTTACCAGTTGAATCTTTACGTACAAAATAACGTAAACCTGAAGGTTGATTTACCACTGCTTGTCCAGCACCAGCTGCAACGTTTTGTGCAGGAATACTGATAGAATCTGGAGGAATGTTACGTGGAGTCTCAACAGACATCATTGTACCCGGAATAGGAAAGCCTAAGGCGTCTTTTTGGGCATAAAACTTTTTAGCCATTGTATAATTATTTTAAATATAAACTTAGAATATGTAGAAATTCTATAAACCCTACAATATAATATACGAAATATTCAGGAAATTATCTACATTTGTGAATATAAAAATCAAATCATGGAAATAACAGATTACGCCTACCAATTAGAGAAAAAACTAGTGGATAAGTTTAAGGAAGACTTCTATAAGAAGTTTGATTACTACCCTGTTATCCTTACAAAAGCTAATGCTTTAGTTGAAGAAAGGAGCAAATTAATGACTTTAGAAGAGCTAAAAGAGTATTTTACCCCATTTTTACCCAAAATTAACGGTAAAACCATCCCTTTAGACAAGAAATGCAGAATTAGAGAAATTACTGAATTAAGGTCCATCTTTTGCTATTTAGCTAGGACCATGAACTATTCCCTTAAATCTATAGGGGAATTCTTAAATGGAAAAGACCATACTACGGTGATCCATTCTATCAAATGCTTTAATGATCTTAATGAAACCTGTGATATATTCAATGAGAAGTATACAATGATCGTAAATTACATAAAACAACTAAATACAAGAGAAGATGAGCCATCAGCTGTGGAGCACCTGCCTGAAGTACAGGATTAGCCCAAACCAAATTTACTACCTAGATAGCAGAAGAGACAAAATCTCTACAGGTAGTATTATAGATGCGGATATAGAACGTGAGATAGCACATAGTAATGGCTATGTAGATTCAGATAACAATCTGACTGCCAAAGCCTTAGTAGTTTTAAACGAGTTTGAGACTTATTTAGTTAAGAGAAAGAAGAAGATTAGTAAAGAAATCCTAGGTGATAACTTTGCAGATAGAATTAAAGAATACTTACAACTGTTTCCAGATGGTAAGTTACCGTCAGGTCAATTGGCTAAGGTTAACACTAAAACATTGACAGACAAGTTTATAAAGTTCTTTGACATGTTCCCTGAATATAATAACTGGCCTTTAATCCTAGAAGCTACAAATTATTACATATATTCTTGTAGTAAGGAGGGTAATAAATTTATGCAGACTAGCGAGTATTTTATAAGTAAACAGAATCTTCATAAGGAAATCTCTTCTAAGCTAGCAGATTACTGTCAGATGATTTTAAATGACCCAGAACTAAAAAATATTACGGATTAATTTCATTATTAGAAAGATATTTATTAACTTTACAACCCTACAAAATTCAGTGTATGAACAGTTACGACCAAGAGATTGAAAATCTATTCAATCAAATCACAGTTAGAATCAGTGATAGAGAAATATTTGCTATAACCCTAGACGGGTTTAAGTTAGCTATGGAAAAAATGGCTATTATAGCAAATGCTGACGGTAAGTTAGAAGTGTTAAAAGAACTAAAACAAGATTTTAAGGAAATTTTAACTGGTGCCTAATGCCTAATGAAATTATAGAAAGACCTTATGGTGCTCTGTTATACTCAGAATCTTTAACTGAGAGTGCAGCTTATGTGAACGATAGAAGACACGGAAGAATAAAATCTTTTAGAACACCGTGGTCAGGCTTTAATAGAGCCGGTATTAATGGATTAGAATGGGGATCAATATTAACTATAGGAGCTAGACCTGGTTCAGGTAAGACACTTATAGCTAGTCAAATATTAAGAGAGTCCCGTAGACTAAATCCTGATCAAGATTTTAACATATTAGAATTTCAATTTGAGATGGGAGCTAAACAATCTGGTTCTAGAGCTTTTGCTGCAGAGCTAGCTTTAGATTATAACCAAGTGTTAAGCACTGATAAGTCTCTTGATGATTTTACTTTTGATAGAATTCAAAAATTAATAAGAGAAACAAAAGATCTTGAGAGTAAAGGCGTTTGGAGGTTACAGATTAACAAGCCTATCAATCACAAAGAGATGTTAGATGCTATCCGTAAGTACTATGTAGCACTTGGTAGTAAACCACTTCTTATAACTATTGATCATAGCTGGTTAATTAAGAAAGCTCCAGATGAGAAAGAGAAATTTTCAACTCTTTATAACACTGTAGAAGCATTGATGGAACTTAAGAATGAGTTACCTATTATTATCATTATGCTTACTCAGCTTAATAGAACTATAGATGAAGCTAGTAGAAAGACACCCGGTAATATAGGAAACTACCCTGTATCTGCAGATGTATTTGGAGGTGATGCTCTTATGCAGGGGTCAGATATGTTAATAGCATTGAATAGACCTTATAAATCTAATATATTTAGTTATGGACCAAAGAAGTATGAAGTGAAAGATGATTACATCTTTATGCACTTACTTAAGATTAGAAACGGTTCTGACAAAAATGATATTCTATTTATGCAAGCAGATTTCAGAAGACAGCAGTTGTTAGAAGTACCTGAGTTTCATTCAACTGGCGGTAATAATAATGCAGCTAATGGTAGCGGTTATACACCGTATAATTCAACAGTTGGACAAAACACTTTTACAACATAAAATAACAAAATACAAACATCATGGCAGATTTTACTGTACAAACTGCAGAAGAGCAGAAAAAGGAGTGGAAACGTAGTAGGCTAGATGCTATACGTGAATACCACAAAGATTTAATTAGTGACCTTGGCATTAGTATCACTGATTTTAATATGAAAATGCCTTTCCATGATAAACATGGTAAATTAGTAGTAGGTATCTTTTCATCAGAGTTCAGAAAAGAAAAAGGTTTCTTCTTTGAATTAGTTACTAGAGATCTAGTACCAGCAGATGAGAAGCGTACTGTTTATAGAATTCCATTTAACATAGCTTTTGAAGAAGAATATGAGTTAAACGAGAAAGGATCTTATTTAGTTCCTATAGAAGAACTAAGATCTGTAAACGTTCCTTCAGTAGCTATTAGCAAGTATGCTGCAATAGAAACAGAAAACAAAGTCTTTACTACAAGTACATCAGCACCTGATATAAACAAGATGCCAATGTATAAAGCACCAGCTCCAATGGATGATTCTGATGCTCCTTATAGTCAAATGACTATTAGGGATTATTATGCTATTCATACAGGAAAACCTGTAAGTGGTAAGACTTGGTTAAACGATCTTATTAAACAAAAATAAAACAACCCCACATGGCACAAGGTGTATTAATCATCGCAGAAAGTGGTGCAGGTAAGTCTACAGCAATTGAGACTCTGGACCCGTTAGAAACATTTATTATAAATGTAGCTAACAAACCTCTTCCTTTTAAGGGATGGAAAAAGAAGTATACTATTTGGAGTAAGGACAACCCAACTGGTAACATGTATGACAAGTCTGGTACAGCACACATAGCTGCAGCATTGCAATATGTAAGTGACAAAAGACCTGAGATCAAAACCATAGTGGTAGATGATTTCCAATACATGAGCTCATTTGAGTTCTTTGAAAGAGTAGACGAGAAAGGTTATGAAAAGTTCACTCAGATCGGTGCAGGTTTAGCTCGTATAGCTAGAATGCCTAAAGACTTGAGAGAAGACTTAACTGTATTTTTCTTAACTCATGCAGAAGAGTCAACTGACATGGATGGTAAACGTAAGTTAAAAGCAAAGACTATTGGTAAAATGGTTGATGAGAAACTTACATTAGAGGGTTTATTCTCTATAGTGCTTTACGGTAAAGTAAAGAAAGGAAAAGATGATGTAATTAGATATGTCTTTGAAACACAGACTACAGGTGATAACACATGTAAGTCACCTAAGGGTATGTTTGGTGATTTTGAAATACCAAATGACTTAGGACTTGTTAAAAGATCTATTATAGATTACGAAAATTAGTATATTTCAAACGTTTAAATATTTAAAACAACACGGTTATGTTTAGTACAAAAGGACAAGAAGTAAAACAAGGTGGTGGAGTACAGAAGTCTCTACAACCAGGAGTAGTTTATGCACACATTTTTAGTGCATCAGTAAAAGAGTCAAAAAATACAGGAAAAAAGTCTTTAGAGTTTATCTTAGAAGGACCTGCATTGGAAAACTTTGAAGGATGGAGTATAGAAAAAGGTAATGACGCTGGACCTAAATTTAAAGGTCAATCAGCAAGAGTATCTGCAAGTATGTGGATTGATAGTGCTAATGAAACTAGCCCATCTAAAAATGAGATCATGAATAAACTTAGCATCATTGCGGTTGAATTAGGTCTTAAAGATGAGTTAGATCAAATTAATGCATCTAGTATTGAAGACTGGGTTGCTCAAGTAGCTAAGTTAGTAGCAGGTAAGAATTTATATTTCTTCCTAAAGGGTCAAGAAGAGGAGTACAATGGTAAAACTATTGTAAAGCTATCTTTACCTAAGTTCAAATACGCTTCTATCTATGAAGATAAGTTAGATGTATTTGATAAAAACAATCAATATCATTTTAAGGCATTACAAAATAAGCCAGTAGCTGGTTTTGAGCCTGTTAATGATGATTTTAACATGTAATTGGTACTTTCATACATACAATTAAGCGGGGAGGGTTTCTACTCTCCCCAATTTTTTAAATTTACTTTATGTTTAAAACAAAAGATTTAGTACACGATATAAAAGGTGTACCTATAAACTGGATCTTTGAATACTTTGGTAAGTTAAAAGAAAAGTTAACCGGTCAGGATGTAAAGATCAAAAGCTTATTCAATAGTAAAGAACGTACACCTAGTATGTGTATCTATTACAATGCAGAAGCTAAAGTTTATAAGTATAAGGATTTCTCTACAGGTAAGGGGGGCTCAGCTATAGATCTTGTAAAAGATATCTATGACTTACCATATCATAAAGCTTGCAATCTAATTGTAGAGCAATATAATGATTATGTTCTCCATAACAATGGGGGATACGACGTAAAGGAATTTAAAGAGCAGTCTAAGTATAAAGTGCAAACTTATGTATTTAGACCATGGACTACACAGGATCAGTATTTCTGGACCCAGTTTAATATTGGATCTAAAATATTAGATGAATACTGTGTAAGACCATTAGCTTATTATACTATGGTAAAAGACGATAAAGAACTAGTTATCCGAGGTAACTATATCTATGGGTATTTTACAAAAGGTGGTGAGCTATATAAGATTTACCAACCAAAGACTTTTGACAAGAAGTTCTTAAAAATCAAAGACTATTTACAGGGAGAACAGCATCTAGACCAGAATGATTATCTAATTATTCTATCTAGTCTTAAAGACATGATGGCTCTGAAGTCCCTTAAGCTTTCTAATATTAATATGGTTGCACCAGATAGTGAGAATTCTATGATTAAAAAAGACACTATGGAGCAGTTTATAAAAGATTATAAGAAGGTGATAGTAATGTTAGATAATGATGAAGCAGGTATAAAAGCAATGGAGAAGTATAAAACTACTTACCCTGCAATAGAAATCCTTCTTCTTCCTATGAGTAAAGACTTGTCTGACTCAATTAAAGATTGTGGAGCTAAAGCTGTTAGAGACAGATTGGTACCACTAATAAATAAAAAATTATAATGGCAACTAGAAAGAAACCAATTAAGAAGACAAGTAGAGTTCCTAAGACTAGAAATTCAGGAACTATGACAGAATCAGCTTTTTGGTCATTCATACGTAGTGCCCTTAGACAGAAGTCTAGGTGGTGGAAACCTATTACAGAATGTAAAATGAAAGCTCGTAGGGTCTACAAGGGACCTAATAAGAGACAGAAGTTTGAATACTTATGTAATAGTTGTAAGGCATGGTTTCCTGAGAAACAAATTAACGTAGATCATATTGTAGGAGCAGGTAGTTTAAACTGTGGGCAGGACCTTCCCGGATTTGTGGACAGGCTATTCTGTGAACAGGATAACTTACAAGTACTTTGTACAACATGTCACGATCATAAAACAAAATTAGAAAAGAAATGAGTGAAGAAAATATGTCTAAACAGCAACTAGACAATCAAGCTGCTGAATTAAAAAACTGTAATGATCTAATTAAAGAATTAGTAGCTCTTCTTGAATATGAAGAGGCTATGACTATAGATCCTAGATCACAACAAAAGATGAGTGCTAAACTTATAGAACTAGGATTATGGCCAAGCAGATAACTACAGAAGAAATAATAGCCAAGTATCCAAAGATATTTGAAGACTATCAGGGTAACCCCGGCAGGGTTAACTGGCATGGTGTACCAGAAGGCTGGTTACCAATT